TAATAAGAAACAATTAGAAGTCTTGATGAAAGAAGTGGTAGGGTTTATTAAAGACGGAGATACTGCCGTTCAGATTATTCCTATGCTCAAAGAGTATTTAGAAATCAATGTGAAGAACGACGAACAACTTGTTAAATTAGCAACGGTCGTTCAAAGAATTATGGCATCAGAAAAAAGAGTCACAGATTCAGGTGATGAATTTGGTTTAACAGAAGCAGAAAAAGAACAATTAATGAATGCTATTGAGTCTGATGTTCAAGAGTTACAAATCAAAAAAGACGAAATAGAAAATTCTATCAACAAGGGAAACTAATGTTAAATTTTGAACCTTTAGAGGTTTTAGATGTATTAACTGATGTTAATGATTCTAACACAACTGCGGTTAGTGGTAGGTTTATTGTATCACAACAAAACAGACCAATAGAACAAACATTTGTATTTTATCCTTTAGACGCAAATAATTTACAAATACCAGTTAGAGGTGAAGTGGTGTTGGGAACTGAATTTTTAGGTAAGTATTATTATATGTCTAAGTTGAATGTTAATAATTCACCGATAGCAAACACCAGACCTAATATAAGTTCTTATTCTTCAAAACCAAATGAGAATTTTAAATTAGGAAAATACTTTACTATAAATCCAAACGGAAGTAGAAAGTTAATCGCTCGTGAAGGTGATACAATTTTACAAGGTAGGTTTGGAAACTCAATTCGTTTGGGTAGTAATCAATCACAAGATTATTTTGAAAATAATTTAGAAGATGATTCAAAGAAATATGTTGATTCACCAAATGTAAAAATTGTTGCTGGTATCAATACAACCAACTTAAAGGAAGAAGATACTTTTTATAAAGAAACTTTAGATACTGAAAAAAATTCTATTTATTTAACAACCAACGAAGAAATAGAATTTACTTTTAATGAGAAAAAAGTGATTAGTCCAAAAGACAAACCACAGATTACATTACAATCAGATAGAATTGTGTTTCACGGAAAAGAAGAATTTAACATATACTCACCGAGTATCAATTTAGGTGATGATGAAAATTTAGAACCAGGAGTTCTTGGTAATTCATTAAAAAAATTATTAGAAGATATTTTAGATGTAATTGAAAATACTAACATTGGTGCTGGACAAACAACACTACCAACACCATTTGCAGGTAAACTAAAAAATTTAATTAACGATAGTATTTTAAGCAATATAGTAAAGTTGAAATAGGAGTACAAATGAAGAAAAACGACTTAATAAAAATAATCGAATTAGTTGTCCGTAAAGAAATCAAAAAACAACTGAGCGAGATATTTATTAATGACAAAGAAGAAATCAAATTAGCAGAAACGATTTCTAAACCTAAACCAAAAGTCAAACAAAAACCAAAAAAACAATACACATCAAACAAAGCGTTGAACGAGGTATTGAACCAAACTAAACCATTGGGTTCATCAGGACAAACTGATGAGTATCCAACATTAGGTGGTGGTGTATTGGGTTCTGACAATATGGCAGATGTATTGGGATACGGAGACTTAGGTATGGGTGGAAACGAAGAAAGAAAACGAGAAGTCGGTGCAGTTCAAACAATCAAAAAGGCAGGTGTAAAAGTTGACCAAGTTCCAGAAGATGTAGTGAATGCATTAACTCGTGATTATTCTGGTTTGATGAAAGCAATTAACAATAAGAAAAAAGGTGATAGTGGATTTAGACCATAATGGCAAATGTTAGAGAAATAGATAGAGATGACGACATTTATGTTGGTATAGAATTTCCATTAGATTATAGTCAAGAAGGTTTTTTTCGTAAAACAAAAACCATTAGACAACAAGTAAAATCTAATATCAGAAATTTACTATTGACTGAAAAAGGTGAAAGAGTTTTTCAACCGAACTTCGGTTCTAATTTGAAAAGTCTTTTGTTTGAACAAATAACACCAACCACTTTAGAAAATATAGAAAACAACATTAGAGAATCTTTATCTACTTGGTTACCTTATGTTAATGTGAATAATTTAGTTGCGGTTCAAGATGATAGAAATTTAAATCAAATATTAATTTCATTAGAATATTCTACCACATTAGAACCAGACGCTCTCGATACAATTACATTTACTTTTGAAGTAGGAGAATAAAATGGCGGTTGATTACAACACAAATAAAAAAGTAGTTAAAAAAGAAGTGAGTTATCTCGGTAGAGATTTCTCATCAATTAGACAAAACCTTATTGAGTTTGCGAAAACTTATTTCCCAAATCAATACAACGACTTTAATGAATCATCACCAGGTATGATGTTTATAGAAATGGCATCTTATGTTGGAGATGTATTGAATTATTATGTTGACAATCAATATAGAGAAACTTTATTGAACTACGCAGAAGAAAAGAAAAATGTTTATAATATTGCACAATCATATGGATACAAACCAAAAACAGCAGTTCCAGCTACAGTAGAATTAGAAGTTACTCAAATCGTACCTGCTAAGGAAAGTGCAACTGATGAAGCAGATTTAGATTACGCAGGTGTGGTTTCGACCAACGGAATAGTATCATCAGATACTGGTGTGGACTTTACTTTATTAGACCAAGTTGACTTTAGAGTATCGAGTTCACTTGACCCATTAGATATTGAATTGATTCAACCACCAGGGGCTACCCCAGAACAATATTTGTTAAAGAAAAAAGTATTGGCAAAATCAGGAACAACAACTTCACAAACCTTTACATTTAATTCTGCGAAAAAGTTTGACAAGATTACACTTGGAAACACCGGAGTAACAGAAATTGTATCGATAGTTGATTCCAATGGAAACACTTGGTATGAAGTTCCTTTCTTGGCACAAGATACAGTTTTTGAAACAATAGAAAACACTTCTTTAAATGACCCAACATATTCTCAATATCAAAACGATACACCTTATATGTTGAGATTAATTAAGTCATCAAGAAGATTTATCACACGAGTAACAGAAGACGACAGAACAGAAGTTAGATTCGGAGCAGGTATTAGTGATAATCCAGATGAAGTAATTATTCCTAATCCAGACAATGTTGGTTCAGCATTAGGATTTGGTGTTTCTAAATTAGATGAGTCTTTTGACCCAAGTAATTTTATGAAAACAAAAACTTATGGATTGGCACCAGCCAACACAACACTAACCGTTACTTATCGTTATGGTGGAGCAGTTGAACACAATGTCAGGGCAAACTCAATCACATCAGGTAAGAACATTACTTTTACAATTGATAGTGGTAACTTAGATTCTACAAAAGTTCAAACAGCAGAAGATAGTTTATCTTTTAATAATATTTTACCTGCAACTGGTGGAGCATCAAAAGAAACACTAACAGAAATAAAACAAAATGCATTAGCAAATTTAAATACACAAAACCGAGCAGTAACCAGACAAGATTATTTAACAAGAGTATATTCATTACCACAAAAATATGGTAATATTGCAAAAGCATATATCGTTCAAGATGAACAATACGAAACTAATGATGATGGAGAAATAGCAACAATCCCAAATCCTTTTGCTATGAATATGTACTTACTCGGTTATGATGAAGATAGAAAATTAACATCAGTAAACAATGCAGTAAAACAAAATTTAAAAATGTATTTATCACAATACAGAATTTTAACAGATGCGATTAATCTAAAAAATGCTTATGTAATTAATATTGGTGTTAGATTTGCAATTATCAAACAAAGAGGATACAACCAAAGTCAAGTATTGTTTAATTGTGTTCAAGCAGTTAAGAAACACTTTGATGTGTCTAAATGGCAAATTAATCAACCAATCGTATTAAGTGATATTGCTTATCAAATATCATTGGTGGACGGAGTAGCAAGTGTTGTTCCACCGAGAAGTAATAATCCAAACAATCAACTAATTGTAATTGAAAACAAAGCAACCACATCACAAGGATATAGTGGAAATGTATATGATGTACAAACAGCAACAAGAAATGGTGTTGTATATCCTTCATTAGACCCAAGTATCTTTGAAGTGAAATTTCCTAATCAAGATATATTAGGAAATGTAGTAGGAGAGATTTAATGCATTATTTTATATTCGGAGATAAAGACGCAACAATTTATTCAGGTGGTACAACATCATCTATTAATACCGGAGCAGATGAAATACTTGAAGTAAACAAAGTGGTTGCAGAAAATGGAAGTGTTCAGAATGTTTCCAGAGTGTTAATACAATTTGATTACACAGATATTTCATCATCAATACAATCTGGTAAGATTCCTTCTACTGCAAAGTATTATTTAAATTTGTATGATGCTGGTTCAACTGAACTATTGAGAAACCAAAGTCTATTTGCTTATATGGTAAGTGGTAGTAGTTGGACTGAAGGTAATGGGAAACTTAACGATAATCCAACAACAACAGACGGAGTAAGTTATAAATATAGAAACCAAGACTCACAAACACCTTGGGTTACGGGTTCAGTATTGACTGACGGAGGTGCTTGGTGGACAGGAAGTCAAGGTGGACAATATTCAGTTAGTTCATCATTTAGTATGACCAAAGCAACACA